ACTTGCGGTTTGCAGCGTCCGTTGCGGCAGCAGGATCTGCCAGATTCGTTACTTTATTATTTAGAAGATTCAAATCACCTGCAAACCCACCCTGAAGGGTCAACTGCCCTTCTACAGAAAGGTCTCCAGTAGATCCATCTAATACAACTTTGTTGGATCCAGCAATGATGTTTCCACTAGTTGCTAATGTGTTTGCAGTAATAACTCCACTAGTAGAAAGATTGCCTGTTGTCTGTGCTATGCTTACTGGTCCTACACTGAAATCGCCCTTAACAGTCAAGGCAGCTGGTGTAGCATCAGTTCCAATAGTAACTGCTTTCTCTGCTGCCAGAGTTTCTTTGAGTGTTACTGCCTGTTGTGCTTCTAGAGTTCCTCTTAAAAGAGATGCTCCGCCTACATCCAATGCACCACTAACTGTAAAGTCGGTATCAACTACAGAGTAGTTAAACTTTGCATAGACAGAAACAGAAAGTTCTGGGTTGTCAGAGAAAGCTACAACACTCTGTCCACCTCTTACTTTAATATCTCTTCTTTGATATGAAAGTCTTGGTGCTAGATCCTGGTTGTACTCAATATACTGATCGGAATTAATTGCTGGTGCTTGAGTAGAGTCAACAATAGCAAGTCTAAATCTTGCATTTGATGGACTCTGGTTAGCAACAAACAAACTCAATAGTGCTTCTTCGCCTGCTGGTACACTATATAATGTCTTGTTTTGTTTTGCTGGACTCATTAACGCCGCAGCTACGAATCCAGTTGCTGTTGGATCCGCCTTAATCTGACCGTGGAGAACAACTGTGGTGCTGGCGCATGTTGACCAGACAACTAATGTCTGATTGTTGCCATAGTAAATGGTATCGGTTTCATAGCTTTCGCCTTCTCCGATCTCATAGTCATAGAGAATATAGTTTTCTGGATTGAAGTCTGTAAGACCTCCAGAAGACACACCAACTCTAATCCTTACTGGATAAGGGTCTTTGTGTGTGAATACAAGTTTACCCTCTACGACCTTTCCTGCTTCAGCAGTGTGTAGCGCGACTCTCGTTTTAAGGGGAGTAACAAGAGACGCTAAATATCCGAAAGTGGGATTAGACATCTGGTTGTCGCTATAGTCCTTCTGTGTTATACTTATTTATACTGGTCTACAATACGATGCCTAAACTGATTACGGGATGCAATGGATTCATTGGGAAGAAATTTGCCGAGAAGCATCAACCTTTCATTGGCATGGAGGACTTCAATTGCTGGGCAATGCTAGAGTTCTTCAAAGGATGGGATGACATTGATGAGATTATTCATATGGGTGCAATCTCTTCCACAACTGAAACTAATGAAGAGGCATTGAACTCTTATAACGTAGAATTCTCTATCAGATTATTTGAGAAAGCCATTGAGCATGGTATCCCTGTAAAGTATGCATCATCTGCTTCTGTGTATGGTAACAGAGATGATGGTGGACTAGACCCCCTCAACCTATATGCAAAGTCAAAGGTTGCCGTAGATCTGTGGGTATCGGAAAACATTGATAGATTTGAACTCATTCAGGGATTCAGATTCTTCAATGTGTATGGTCTGGGAGAAGAGCATAAAGGTAATCAACGCAGTCCTGTAAGCAAGTTTACAGAGCAAGCAATACAGAATGGTGTGATTGAAATCTTTGAGGGATCTGAAAACTGTAAGAGAGACTTTATCTGGGTTGATGATGTTGTAGACGTTGTGGATAACAACGGTGCTGGATCTGGTATCTATGATCTAGGATCTGGACACGTCTATTCTTTCAGACAGGTAGCAGAAATCATTGCAGAAAAATTCGGGGCGGAGATCAAAGAGATCCCCTTCCCCGAACATCTGAAAGACAAGTATCAATATAATACTTTTTCTAATTTTAAGTGGGATCAAAAAGAATTTGTCTCAATCGAGACATACATCAGTCACCTTTCGTTACTCGATAAGAATCAGACTCAAAGTGTGTCGTAGAAAATTCATATAATTCAGAATCTTCTATAGCTATCATCTGATGTCTCATGCCCCTGGGAATCTCGAAAGGGATCCCAGGGGTTAATATTGTGCGATCAGCTGTATAGAAATCATCTTCAAAACCATAGTAAAGATAAATTTTACCCGAATGTAGGTAGAAAGTTTCGTGCTTTAGTTTGTGGTAATGCCAAGAGCACTTCTTGCCTTTCTCAAAAAATAAGAGTTTTCCACAATACTTTTCGTTGTTAACAATCCATTTCTCGTATCCCCATCCTTTGGGTACGTGTTTAACTAAAGAACTCATGGTCACTGACTCCTTTGTCATCAATGTATATATCGCCAGAAGGTTTACCTAGATACAGATCGTTGAACATACATCCCCATCCACACAATTGTTTCTTGGTAAACTCGTAGAATTCATCATATGCTTTCTGGCGATCATTATTATAGCGTCCCATACCTCTAGCTGTGAAGTAATATACTTCATGCCCTTCGATGTACAGTTGATTGATTCTACTGATACGATCCGTTCTGGGTCTGGCGTGAGTATATACAGCATCACCTTCGCCAGGAAAACAGATAGTGCCGTCAATGTCAACAACGTATTTCATTTACATCATCATTAGATAGAACATAAGTGCCGAAGTGTGTGACGGCAATTGCTGCTGCTTTATTTGCATAAGGAATGGCACGATCAATCGTACCAAGCAACAGATAGAAATGTACCAGAGCTGCTAGGAACGTATCACCAGCACCTGCTACATCAAACACTGGCACCTTAATACCAGGAAAGGTTCTGCCATTGTAAGTACAACCTTCAGAACCTTTGGTGACAATTAGGTTAGGGTATTCTCCTTCTAATTCTTGTGCTTCTCGATCATTGATCTTAATAAAGCAAGTGGTTGGGAGAACAGTCTTCTTACTGTCGATAAAGACAGGACCATCAAACCAATCTACCAATTCTTGAATCTTCTCTTGGGAAAGGAATCCTTTATTGTAGTCAGAGATGACCATAGCATCAAACTTTTCTTTAGGTAGATCCCACCCAAAATCTTCTGCTTCGTCATTCTCATCCAACCGCATGATCTGTTGGTTAGACTTGGAATCCACATATCGAGTCTTGGTGATCTTTGCCTCATGAGTCATCATGTAAACATCGTCCCCAAAGGACAGTAGATTCTCTCTGACGTTCCATGCCATGCCCTTGGCATCTTCTACCCTGTCATAAACCATTACTGGTACAGGAGCTTCTGGACTGATCCTAGTGACTCTGCCATAGACATATCTGTCCGTACAGGTGTCACCGATAAGGAGTACCTTGAATTGTTTGCGTGGTGGAGTAGTCTCCTTGTCGATCAAAAAACCGAACTGATTTTGCATAGCGTGAACCTACTACTTCTTTTCCTTTCCAGTCGGAACCGACTACCATTGTATCAGGTTTGATCGATTCCAGCAACTCCTCTAGCTCTTGCCTGGTGTCAAATATGTGAACGACATCAACACACCTGATGGACGACAGCATTAGTGATCTATCGGATTGCGAAAAAATAGGTCTCTCGGGACCTTTCATTTCTGCTACCTTCCTGTCGGAATCAATAGCAACAATGAGATAGTCTCCAAAAGACCTAGCGTATTCAAGGAGTTTGATGTGTCCAGGATGGAGCACATCAAAACATCCATTTACAAAAGAGATTTTCATTCGTTAGGAACATGAACAAGTTTCTGAATCTCTGGAAGATACATCCATTCGATGTCACTCTTACTCAAGGTGTTGACTGCATCTTCGATTGTCTCGACCAGCGGGTCTCCACCAAGATTAAAAGAAGTGTTAAACAGAATAGGGACATCCGTAATCTTATCGAATGCATCAATGAGATTGTAGTAGTGTTCATTCTGCTCTGGGGTGACGGTCTGGATTCTGCAAGTGTTATCAACGTGAATAACAGAAGGAATCTTTTCCTCTACCCCATCGTGACATTTGACTGCATACATCATGTGAGGTGTCTCATCACGACCTGCTAGATCAAACCAGTCATGCACTTTCTCTTTCTTAATAGAGCAGGCAAATGGTCGGAACCATTCACGGTGCTTGACTGCATTGACATGATCTTTACCATCTTTGATAGTAGGATCAAACAGGATAGATCTGTTGCCCAATGCACGAGGACCACCTTCGGAACGACCCTGATAGATGGTTACGATGTTACCTTCACGAATTAGTTTAGCAACATCATCGTAAGAAGTGTCGGTAACTTCTAGACCCTCTAGATCTGCTTCATAAGTAGCAGGATCATATTGAGGACCATAGTAAACAGACTCTTGCTTACTGGGTTTCTCGGTTTCCTTCAATTTGTTGTAGACATATTTAGCTCCACCAATAGAAGTACCACCGTCATGCGAGATAGGTTCGCAGTAGATATTCAGATCAGGAAACTCCTTCCAATACTTGTAGTTTGCAACGCAGTTGAGACCATAACCACCACAAATTACAATGTTCTTTTCACCAGTCAACTCGTGTGCTTTGCGAATCAACTGAACCATACGGTCGGAAGTTTGTTCCTGAATCTTGTAAGCGAGATCCTTTTGAATATCCGTATACTCACCTTCAACGTGATTCTTAACGTCCTCTTTTAGAATTTCATAACGAGGGACATTGAGCATCGCAGCATTAGGATAAGTAGGAATAATCAGATCTCGATTACCCCACTCGCCATTGAAGAATGATGGTAAGTCTTCATTAGGTTTGCCGTATGGAGCAAGACCCATGAGCTTACCTGCCTCAATGGCAGGGAATCCACAGTATTGCGTTACCGCTTCATACATCTTGGTGTGACCAGGATATTCGGTGATGAAGATATTATCATCTGCTTCCTGCATACCAATTGCTTGCTTGGTGCCGACATGCTTGAATACAGTGTCGAAGTCACCAGGATATGAAGCTTGGAAAATAGTTTCAAACTCATAACAGGTGTCTTGGATTTCACCAACTTGTAAGAAACTACCAGCACCATCAGCAATGACGCACGCAGCAGATTCAAAACCAGAGTTATAGAAACCACAGGCAGCGTGCATCTCGTGGTGGATGGTATCGATTTCGTGAGTTTGGAACTCGAATCGTTTCCTAGCAAGTTTCCTGACCCATCCAGCATATGCATCTTCACCAGACCAGTCTAGGACTGGACCATGGCGGTGAGTGTGACAGATGACCAGGTGGTCGATGTGATCTACATAATCGAATACTTTCTGTAGACCGAGAAGAGGAGATCCATCGTACTTAAAGCGAGACAGTCGCTCCTCCTCCAGATAAAATACTACTTCACCATCGACGAGCAAAGTCGTACTCCCGTTGTGACCACGGGCGACCGATACAATAACAGACATGATAACCTCAAATTATACTTTTACGTTTGTCGAAAACCCTTTCTTACTGGGTTCTAATGCAGGAATCTTTACTCCATTGTTCGCTGCTTCCATTTCGATTGCACCTAGACCAGGTGTTTTTGGTGCAGACTTTGGTGCTTCTGGTGGGCAAGTAGGGCATCCTTGTTGAGGACCGCCATATGATTCGGGAAGAACAACTACCGTTTCTGGTTTTGTATAATACTTGTTCATCATCTTGTCAACCGACTTCATGATGACTTCTTCCACTTTATCATTCATAGCCATGATTCCATCATTGACCCTCGCAGATTCTTCATCTGGGGCAATACGAATAGGATCATAGATTCTCAAACCTTCGCCCATGTCAAGGACTTCTACCTTCTCGTGATCAGGGTAAGAAACATTGATACCAAAAGTAGATCCCATGACAGAAACAACTGGCGTTCCTTGAGCATATGCAATATGCTGACCAACAGAATCGCATCCTAGGAACACATCTGCTTCCTTAATAATTCCAGCCCATCCTCTGATGGGAACCTGGTTACCAGCTGGGAAAGAGATAGTGTCTTTGAGTCCTTCTTTCTCGAAGTCAAATCCAAACTCTGACATCAGGATGACAGAATACTTTTTCTGCAAACGTTTGATGATAGAGACTACATTATTAAACTCGAAACTTCTGCCAGAAGGATCAGTGATAATGTTGCCAACAGTTTGAACTCCTCTACCGAATGGTTGGAATACAACTGTTTTTTTCTTATTAGTTTTTTGTCTTACTTCCTCAACAATAAACCTTCCGTTTACTTTTTCTTCCTGGGAAAGTTTGATTGTTGGTTTGGGTAGTTCTCTAATTCCCTTTCCGTTGATTGCGATATCAAACGCTTGAGATAGACTACACTTTTGATTGTAGTATTCCCAGATTCTATATGGTTCTGGACTTACAACATCTGTGTGGATCAGTTTATCTCTAAAGAGATTTTTGTGCCATGAATCGTACACCTTATTATAAAGTGTAGGATGTCCTTTGAAGAAGTCTGTACCTCCTTCGCAGATGATTAGGAAATCCTCGTCGGGATGATCCTCTTGATATTTCTCAAAGGCAGGAATTGAACAAAGCACACGTCCAGCACCACCATTGACGAAAAATGATTTAGGTCTCATAGTCAATCACTAATGATTTAGATACTTTATTTAGGTGAGTTCTCGGGGCGGTTAAACGCACCAGGCAACCCAAGAATACCTTGTTCCTTTAGTTACTGGAGTAACTTCATGTGGATACAAGAATACTGATGGGAATGCTGCTACCTCACCCTTCTTTAATTCTACTTTATGATCATTCCAAAAGGTTAGTTCTCCACCTTCATAATCATCATTCAAAACTCCGATAATACTAGTGACTGGAATGCCACGTAAGTTACCATCAAACATGTCATGAATATGATCGTGATGTGGTTTGATACTATCTCCTTCAGAATATTTGTTGAACTTGACATTTGAAGCCACAGACCAGAATAAATCTGAATTTGTATTTTCTGGTTGATGGTATTTCTCATGGTATGCTTCCAAAAGATCTTGGATTAATGGATATATTTTTCCAGAAGCAGTATCGTCCTTTAAAGTTTGAAAGTCTGCTTCTTCCACATCCTGTTTAAGACCAGCGTCATACCACTTGTGATCTTTCCATGGTCTCTTGTCAACACGAGCAATAATTTTATCGCATAAGTCGTCAGGGATTAGTTTGTATACGAATATGTGATCACGTAGATCAGGATACTTAAGCATAAAAAAAGAGGGTCCGAAGACCCTCTCATTATACCATAAAACTGATCACTCGCCGTCAGTTGCTTCGTCGTTCAGATAACCTTCTGGATCTTCGTTGTAATCGTAATCTTCGATTAGTTCTGCCAGAGGGTTGTGTGGGAATGGAATCATGAAAGCATCGATACCATCAAACTTGGTGTAGAGGTCTTCCATTTCAGCAATGTATGCTTCTGCTGCAGTGATTTGATCAGCAGTCATGTTACCACGGATTGCAGCTAGTTTTTCTTTGTCACCAGCCAAAGAACCTGCGTGTGCTGCCTTGTGGATTTCTAGAGTCATCCAAGGCTTGAACCATGGGAAAGGAGTAATCCAAGAATCAGTGTTGAGATCATACATGATCTCTTCAACAGCATAAGTGTGGTTAGGTTGCTGTGGATCTGGACGCTTGTAGTAAACTTCACCAGCATTAGCATGACCAGCAGGGAATGCATATTCCTTCTGGGGATAACCTGTTGCTTCGCCAGTGTCCT